AGCGTATATAATGAATTCAGCACAAGATATTGCTGATGGATCTGTAGCCTTAACTCGTGGGTCAATAAATAAATTTTCTGGTGAAATAGTAACTATTTGCACTTCACCTACAAACGGTACGTCATAACCACCAACCCACTCCGAATCCCAATATACTTTACCTAACATTGGCCCATATAATTCTGCATTACGTACTATGGTTTCACGTTGTCGTTCAAACCTATTAACACGCAATACATGTTTAACAGCAGCTTGATACGCTAAAACAAGTTCTTCACCACTAGGTTCTGTTGGCGATAAAATAATATCCACAGGTGAATCGCAAATGTCCCCGACAATACCCTCTATTTGTGCCTTGAAAAAGTTATCCACAGGGCAAGGTTTCATACTCTTTCTAGCAGCATCTCTACCTCGAATACCAAAAGACTGAATACCATCCCATTGTCTGCCGCACCAAAAATTCCAAGCATCTCGCCAACGGGCTTCCGCTTTTTTACGCCCTGTACTATTTTTTGCCCAATCCAAATGATTTTGCACACGCTCAGTTAATTTTTCTAGTTGTTCGTCTATTTTAAATTTTTCTAGTGCTTCTAATTCCTCCAGTTCTTCATCATCCATTAAATCTTTTGGTATGTAGTCATCTGTATATATCACGTACCCACCACCACCTTCCTAGCCATAAAAACCTATAGTTTCATCTATATTTTTATTTGCAGTAGAAGGTTCAGGCATAAATACAGTTTCACATCAGTTAATGGATTAGCACCTCGCTCTTTGCACCACATGATGTAAGCACCTATAATTATACTCGATAAGCAAATAAATGGTGTCCACAATAATAAAACGACTGCGAACCAATAAGGCATTTCATAACCCCTTTCTTAAAAATCTGTCCAGCTAAGACCGTAACTTCTAGCATTATCATCGTCATCATCAAAGGTTCTTCTACTGTAACTGGAATCCACACCACCTTCCATTGCACTAATGCTTGGCCCTGTATTAAGCAGACGTACAACCATTTCTAATGCGTCTGGGCCATCATCGTATCTACCTTTAGGGAAATTGTATAGTTGGTCTAAAAGAAGTGTGTGATTCCTGTTAAATCGTAAGTATCTATTTTTTACATATGGTACTAAAGACTGGACACGTATGACCTTATCTTTATTATGTCGCATTTCTGTGACAGGTAAATAGATATTTCGACGTGTTGCTTCTCTAAGCAGTTCTAAACGTAACAAATCTTGGAATTGGTTTACTTCTATACCAAAACGTGTATATCTATACTGTTTTGCTTTTTGTAAAATAGTGTCAATAATCCTATCAGGCGGCATCCGTTCTATTAAAGCATCAATAACATAAATAAATCCGTCACTACCACGCCCTAATGTAATAATAGCAGTATAATCGCCTAGCTTGCTTTTACCAAGAGATGGGTCAACTGCACCAGCATACTCCACAATTTTTATACGATTTAGTGTAACTTCTGGATCGTAGTAACTAAACCAATCACGTTTAAATATACAGTCCTGTGGATTAATCGGTGTATTCTGCATTTCCGCTTGAAAAGCTAAATCACCAATATCTATATACATTTCCATTAAATCAAGATAAGACTTACCTTCGGGCCACAGCACCTCAGTATCTCTAAGTAAATCCTCTTTATTTGCTTCATAAAATTCTCGTGCCTGCTTACTGCGCTCTTCTTTACTTACCGTCAAATCTGTGTATAAACGTTTCCACTCATCCCACAAGGGTGAGTCACTCCACCGTTTTATTGCTGAGTATTTTTGTGCATCCCATGCAGGATCGTTTAATACTCTATCAAATACACAAGATTCAGCTAAAACAGTACCTACATAAATTATGTCAGTAGTTTCGTCACCGATAGGAATTAATGTGCGTGTTAACCATTTATACCGCTTTTCTATCCTATCCAACGTTTGCACAGATTCATCATTTTCTAAATCGTCAAGTGTAATAAGCTGTGGTCTAAATTGTGCTTGCCTAATACCACGAGCACTACTTTCTGCACCTATAGCCGCCACATAACTAACACCTTTAGCATTTTTAACTGCAACCATATCGCTGCGCCAGACATTCCCTTTGACATCACCAAAATCTTGGAATATATGTGGATTACCGTCTAAAGAATTTTTAATATCTGCAAGGAAACTTGTAGCCTGTGATTCAGTATCAGAAGCTTGCAGTATAAAACCACGCTTACCATAAACCATAGCATTTGTAGGTGTGAAAAAGTTAAAGATAGTCGATTTAGCAAAACCACGAGGCCATCCTCTGGCTAAACGCCTACGTGAAGGAGGTTTAGCTAAAATTTTAGTTAGTTCTTCATACGCTGCTCTGTGAAAATCACCTAACGGTTTAATGAAATATTCTGGAAAATACGCTCTAGCAAAATACTCTAAACTTAATTCGCCTAACTGTTGACGTAAACCATTAGGCCCAATTAGTGGCATATCCATAATAGTTTTCTTAGCACTTTTTGGAAATAGTCTATCCACAAAATACAGGGTTAATTGTGTTAAATATTCTTTATAATCTGCTTTAGCGTGTGCGGCACATAAAATATCAGTCTGTGCTGTCACTGACGTCCACCACCATGTCTTTTAAAGTAGGTACATTTACATTAACTTGAGTTAAAACATTACTGGTGCTGCCTGATTTACTGTTAGTATCCATACCAGCTAAAGTGAATAATACTCTAGCCGCTGGGACATCTCCTTGTGCTGCCAGTTTACCCATAGCGTGTACCGCTGCTGGCACATAAGTTAATGCACTAACAGCAACACGTTCTTTAAATACTCGCAGAAAATCTTCAAACTCTAATGATAATTCAAACATTGTTTTAAAATCTTCTTTCGCAGGCAGACGTGGTGCTGTTAAGTAGGATACTATCGTTTCATCTAATGTCTGTATAAGTTCATCTACATTAGCTGGTAAAACTGCTACACTGGATGTAGCGTCATCTTCCTCCACAGGTTCTAAGCTTTTTAGATACTCCACAACTTTTTTATCAAGTTGTTCCTTCTGTGTTTGATCCTTTTTTCGCACGATATATATTCCTCCACTCGTTACGTTTAGCTATCAACTTCCGTAACGCATCTTCGAGTTCACCGTCATCTGTAGCACCTACACCATTAGCTAATAAATGCCCTACAGCGTAAACAAACATTGAATCTACTTCATCTAATTTACCTAATGTTTGGGCAGTCATGCCAAAAGCTGTTCTATTCTTAGGTGCTTCATCTATAAATAAATCTTTAATAGGTATTCCTAATTTTTCAGCAACACAAAGTGCATTATACAAATGCATACGCTTTTTGTATGTGTTGTATTTATTAGTTTGTGCAGCACCTGCATACAGCATTATATGGTATTTTGAAAAAAACCATTCACGTTTTGCTTGTTCTAAGTTTGGGTGATACCATTCAGGTACAAGATCTTTAAGAGGTATACCTTGCTGGTATGCTGTAAAAAGTATTTTATACGGGCGATACCAATAGTTAGAGCCGATAACAGTATATTTTTCAGATTTAAAAGCATTTTCATTTACAATCATTAAAGGGTCTATTTCAAAAATTTCTGCATATAAAACTGCTTTCTTCCAGTCGCAACCATAATATACTCTGCGTGCATATGAGTCTGGATCGCTTAAACGCTTATGCCAACCGCAAATAGTATCTCTTGTAGTCGTATGAACAAGGTACTTACTGTCTTTCGGTATCTTTGCTGTAAAATGCATAGTACCACAACTTAACAAACGCAAATATACAACAGATAAATCTAAAGGTATGTGCAATGCAGAGTTTTTCCATGCTTCATAAAATTCGTCATAACTACCCCAAGGTCCAAACAAACACATACAGCCTCCTGGCTTGTATAAAAATGCAAACCGTTGTATATTTATACAACGGTTATTTTACATAAAAGTAACATTATATTTTTATTAAGTCAACTAGTCAAGAGTATCCACTAAGGTTATAAGTGCTTGTTTACCTTTGCGTTCTATGTGTATAAAACCTATTCGTGCTAAATTATCTAGTGCGCGTTCAAATAAACCAGCACCATACCTATGCCCGCTAATACTTCTATACAAATCACGTTTAGTTAACTGCCCCTCGCATAACTTCCTGCAAATAAGCTGCTCTATTTTAGCAGTATCGCTTTTAGCGTCTAATGGTTTTAGTGCTTTACGGACACTAAATTCATATTTTAATAAAGCTATGACTCTCTCTAAAGTATCCCTACTTATACCTTCAAATTCTTTACGACTTAACGCTGTTAATAATGCAAAGCGTAAACCATATGTTTCAAGTCTACGTGCTGCTTCTGGTGCTTCTTCTGTAAGTATAGGAAATTCTTCCAAATAAAAATCAGTCCACAAGTCTAACGCTTTAGTTGTTAAAGGTATTTTATGTGTATTTATTTCAGCGGCTAACCTACGCTCAACACCACCCACCTTAATTACAGGGCCTTGTTCCAGTGACCAAATTAATTCACGCAAATCTTCTTTTAAACGTTCACCTTCCGCACCTAACTCTGGAGGTAATACCAACTTCTTAGCAGGATGTGGTGCTACCAACCAAAGCCTGTTCAATAAACCGCCTTCTGTTAAGCGTTTTTCCCACATGGATGCAAAAGTGTCAATAGTAGATGAGCTTAACAAACTGAGATAAGCATTTGTCACACGAACATTTCTTGTTACAGTTGTATACTCAAACCTATCGCTTTCATATAAAGTCTGCAGCAAAGGTGCTAATATACTGTGTTCCATTGTACTTCGTGCTATAACCTGCTCAAACTCATCTACACACCACAGGACATTAGCTAAACCTCTTGAATTTTTCTGTCCAACATCAGCCAATTTTTTAAGAACACCTTCACCACTACCAAAAAATCCTTGATATGTGCGGTCATAAAAATTATCACCTAAGGCATCTCCAAAAAAGTCAATAGCTTTATCCATAGCTGTGGATTTACGACTGTGACTGCTATGACCTAACAAAATTGTATATAGTGTTGGTTTAACTTTCAGGTTAGTGTTTAATGTAACACTTCCTGCGGCGTAAATACTAAAACACGTCATTAACGCATGATATAAATACGCTAAAGGTGCTTCACTTATTTCATCAAGTGCGTGGGCTATTTCACCTATAAGTCCAGTACAGATTTTTTCTGGAAATGGTGGGATTTTGTATTTGTTAGCAATAACTTCTGTAAATTCGTCAATACCTTCTGAGTAATCTGCATTAATCGCAATATCAGCTATTCTACATGCATCTTGCCATCTATCCGCTCTATTCTTGAATTTAGATTTATGTACGTTAGAACCATATACAACTGTGGCTAAACGGATATGGTCATCTTGAGCAACTATGCCTTTTTCTAAAAGCAGCCTTGCAAGAGTATACGACCAACCAGACCTATCTATTTCTTTATCCCGTAGCTTATCAAATTTACCTAATATATAATGATTAATTGCTTCTGATTGAGAATCCGCTTGTTCACCAACACTAAGAAGAACTTCACGCAGTACACTTCGTACAATCTCCTTTGTTGGTTCTGGCCCGTATCCTTTTACGCTAACAGTGTTATCTGCTTTCTTTTTCTCTATCGCCTGCATAAGCTGGAATGGTAAAGGCTCAATCTCCCGATCAAACGGACTGCATACCCATTTATACTCTTTACCAGTATCTGGATGAATACTTGGTGGTGCAACTACTATAGCACCCTCACTGCGAACCTCAATACCCGGCAATAAAACCATAGTATTAATTATTTTTCCTTTAGGTGCTTTGTAGTAGATGTGCCATCCGCCACCACCTGTTTCCACCATAACTGCTTCTGTTAAATCTAAACCGAACTTTCTAAATAATGTACCTAACGAACCACCCTTTCTAGGGTCAACATCTAATACAACTAGACCGTCACTAATACTGCCGCAAACAATTCCTAAATTGCATACTTCTGCTATACCCTTTTTATCATTACGTGAATCTTCTGCAGACCACCATAACAATATTTCTCCATAACCGGCTCTTTCTTTCTGATATTTCTCCCAAGAAACAATAGGTTTTTTTGTTCCCGCTATTAACGGTATCACAGAAAACCCAGCCCTAAACCTTAAATCTGCTGCACTTGTTATAAAATCCTCTCTCGTAGCCAAAAAAGCATCCCTCCCTTATTTACGGATGCATTTCACTTATCTATTTGTCTATTTCCTGTTCATCAGAATTGACAAAAATAAGTAAATCAGAAATCGTACAATTAAGTGCTTGGCAGATACGGTTTACAATATCTAAATCTAGCTTTTTAATGTCGTCACCGTAGTAATAACGCCGAATAGTATTAAATGAAATTCCTGTAAGTTCCACAAGGTCTGTCATTCGCATACGACGCTCAGCTAAAACTACAGCTAATCTACTTTTAACGTACAAGCATAACACCTCCAGAACATTTTAACGATGAACATATACTAACATCTATAATATTTATTGTCAAGTAGTTTACAAAAATTATTATATACATTATAATAATAGCATAAATTACATAAAAGGAGTGATTGTATTGAAGGTTGAGTTAGTGGCATACTCTAGACCAGTAAACTCAATAAAGAATGATTTAAATTTAGCGGAAGGCGATGCACTAATAGCTGAAGCTATTAGTTACTGCTATCGTACAAAACCTAGTGCTAAAGCAATAACCCGCTGTTTGCAAAATGGACACACCTCTGTGTTTGAACATCTGGTATTTACCTTTTCCATACAGGGTATCAGTCGTGCGTGTTTAGCTCAACTTACTAGACACCGAATAGCTAGTTATACCGTAGAAAGCCAACGGTATGTTAACTACACGAAGAAAAAGTTAGATTTTGTAATACCAGACCACATACCTGAAGAATATAAAGCTACTATTATAGATTTTGTGGATAAAGCACTAGAGGTATACACACAATTAAGTAATAATGGTATAGCACCAGAAGATGCTCGTATGGTTCTTCCACAGGCTGCAGCAACAAATCTTACAATGAGTATTAATGCTAGGTCTTTATTTAATCTACTGGACTTACGTCTAGACAAACACGCGCAAAAGGAAATTAGGGAATTGGCAGAAAAAATAGTGCGTTTGGTCTACCCAATCGCACCAATAACTTTCCAAAAATATAAACAAATTGTAGAAAGTGGGGATTAGCCCCCACTTTCTTTATACTTTGGTATACTTTCCTACGTCATAAGTACCACAAGCGGCAGTACCTAAAACTACCCCTAAAACTATACCTGCAGGTATAGTCAATCCCTGTTCAAAGGAAATTACTATACCACAAAGAATACCTAAAACTAAGCTT